TTTTTTTTTTTTCAAGCAGAAGACGGCATACGAGATCATGCCTAGTCTCGTGGGCTCGGAGATGTGTATAAGAGACAGGGGTTGGATGGTAGGGTATGGATGGGGGGAGAAGCTGAACGCCCCACGAGACAACGATGGCGGAAGGCAAAGCGAAAACGAGCAGATCGAGGAGGGAGAGTTGCCGTGGATGTCCGGTGAAGAACAAGCAGCGACGGATCATAGCGGAGATGATTGAGCGATTGGGCGCGCGTTTGACTGAGCAGGAGGGGAAGGACGCGCGAGTGAGCGTGAGCGATTACATACGGTTGTTGCAACTACAAAAAGAGATCGAAGCCGATGAACCCAAGGAGATTCACGTGCGATGGGTCGACCCAAACGAAACGGAATCCAACTGAGGGACATAGCGTATGATCCGCTGCCGTCACAAGCGGCTTTTCACAAATTGGAGACGCGTTTTAAGGGGTTCTCAGGACCGATTGGTTCGGGGAAGAGCCAGGCATTGTGCCATGAAGCTTTAAAGCTGGGGTACATTAACGCGGGGCGCATGGGGCTGCTAGGGGCGCCGACATATCCGATGTTGCGGGATGCGACGCAACGGACGTTTCTAGAGATTCTGGAGCGGAATCAGATCCCGTACGAGCTGAACAAGGCGGAGAATCTGCTGGTGCTGAAAGACACAGGTTCGCGCATTGTGTTCCGGGCGGTTGACGACTTTGAGCGGTTGCGAGGGACCAATTTGGCGTGGTTCGGGATGGACGAACTTACGTATTCACCGGAGGAAGCGTGGCTGCGTCTGGAGGGGCGGCTGCGAGACCCGCTGGCGAAGCAGCTATGCGGATTCGGGGTGTGGACACCCAAGGGCTTCGACTGGGTGTACCGGCGGTTTGTAGCGGAACCTGTGGAAGGGTATGCGGTGGTGGTAGCCAAGCCGAACGAGAACCGTCACATTCTGGAGCGGATTCCCGATTTTTACACGCGGCTGCGGAGTAGTTACGACGCCAAGTTTTATGCACAGGAGGTTCTCGGCGAGTACGTGGAGAGTTGTGGGGACAGAGTATACGCAAATTTTCGCAGACACGTGAACGTCCGGGAAGCAGAAGTGGAGCTGCGGAATCCGCTATGCTGGGCGCTCGACTTTAATGTAGATCCCATGTGCTCGGTGGTGGCGCAGATCCGTGACGGGAAGGTATGGGTGCTCGACGAGATCGTCTTGAACCGGGCGACGACCGAGCAAGCGTGCGAAGAATTCCACCGCCGGCACCCACGACACGATGCAGGGGTTGTCATTTATGGGGACGCTTCGGGCTACAGGATGCAGACAACGGGGGAGAGCGACTACCGGGTGGTAAAGCGGCAGTTGCTGCGGGCTGGGTATCCGAGGGTGGAGTTTCAGGCGATGCGCAGGAATCCAGCGGTGAAAGACCGGGTGAACCTGATGAACGCGATGCTGGAAGACGCCAGCGGAGGGGTACGGCTGTTTGTGCATCCCAAATGCAGAGAGCTGATTAAGGATTTTGAAGAGGTTCTGTATAAGGATGGCAGCCGGATTGTGGACAAGGAACGGGACGAGAGGCGCACGCACTTGTCCGACGCGCTGGGGTATCTGGTGTGGCGCGAGTTCGGGCGGAAAGAAACCGTAGGGGAGCGAGGGGAACGGCTGCTGTAAACCGAGATGGGAAGGAGAAGGGGGCAGGAGCGCGCAGGAGGGCGCGGGCTTCTGTCCCCGTTTTGCTGATTAGGAGAACGGAAGGTGAGAGCGGGGACAGAAGTGATTCAAGAACATCCGGAATACCGCGCGAAGAAAGCGATGTGGAGGATGTACCGACATCTATATGCCGGGGGCGAAGAGCTGAAAGCGAACGCGCCGCTGTATTTGCACAGGCGGCACAAAGAGCCGCTGGAGGTATACGGGGAGCGGCTCGAGAGGGTGTTCTATGAGAACTACATTGGCTCGATCATCGACTGGTATGCGGCGACGCTGTTTCGGAGGGAACCGATTTTGTCGTTCGAGGGAGAAAACAGCCGCGGGCGGGCTTTTTTCAGCGAGTTCACGGAGGACTGCGACCTGAAAGGGACGGCGCTGAGCGATTTTTTCCGGAAACGCTTCACGGAGATGCTGGTTTACGGCGCAAGCTACGTGTTGATTGACTTTCCGCGCTACGGGGCAAGGGTGGGGAGCCGTGCGGCAGAAGACGAAATGGGGCTGTCGCGAGCGTACCTGGTGGGGTACACGGCAGAAGACATTGTGAACTGGGAGGTAGATGAGCGGGGAAGTCTGCTATGGGCGGTAGTGCGCGTTCAGGAGCCGGCGCGGGGCGAGGAAGACGGAGGGGGTTGGTGGGTACGGTACGACCGGGAGGAATTTCAGATCTACCGGCAGCGCGGAGAGTCGGTTGAGGTAGTGGACAGGGGGCCGCATGCGATGGCGGGATTCGGGCGGCTGCCGCTGGTGGAGCTGCGGGCGGCAGAAGGCTTATGGCTGATGAACAAGGCCGCGCTGCTTCAGTTGGAGCACTTCAACAAGTCGAACGCACTATCGTGGGCGCTCACCATGGGGTTATTTGCGATGCCGGTGATTTACACCGAACGCGAATGGGAGCAAGTGGTGGGAGAGTCTTATTACATCCATCTTGGACCGGAAGACCGGTTCGGATGGACGGAGCCAGAAGGGAAGGTTTACCAAATAGCCGCAGAGAACCTAGAGAGGCTAAAGAACGAGATTTACCGGGTGTGCTACTTGCTAAGCCAAGCGGGAGGGCCGATGAGTGGAGGCATGGCGCTGTCGGGGCTGAGCAAGCAAAGAGATTACGCGATCACGCAAGAGATTCTACGGGCTTACGGCGACGGGGTGAAAGATGCGATGCGGCGGACGCTGCGAGCGGTGAACGACGCGCGCGGCGACGGGCTGACGGTGGGTGTGGCGGGGCTAGATGAGTTCGATATTGGGGACTTTAGCAGCGAGCTGGAGGATGCGACGAAACTGCTGGCGTTAGGGGTGGATTCGCCGACGTTGAGAAAAGAGGTTCTGAAACGGCTGGCGGCGAAGTACCTGTGCGACGTCCGGCAAGAGGTCAAAGACCGTATTGCGAAAGAGATCGAAGACGGGAATGGAAAGAACTGAAGGAGAAGGGACAGCATGGACGAAGACAAAAAGATTGACGAAGGCGGGAAGGCGACGCACGGTGGTTTTGACTTACGCGGGCTGATCCGGGAAGCCATTTCGGAGTTTGTAAGCCTGGAAAGGTCCAAGGCGGAACCGGCGTACAAAGCCGAACTAGCGGAGGAAAGGAAACGACGAGAGAGCCTGGAAGCGACGGTGCGGCAGTTGATTGAAGAGAACCAGAGGAACCGGGCGCTCGCAGAGGAGATGGAGCGGAGCAATCTCATCCGGAGCGAGCTTCAACGGCTGGGGGTCATGAAAGTGGACTTAGCCTACAAGGCGGTGAAGGACGAGATCCGGCGGGCGGAGGATGGGCGTCTCGTAGCGGCCACGGAGGAAGGCGAGGTGGGGATGAAAGAGTATTTGCGCCGATTTGTGCACGAAAACCCGGAGTTGCTTCCAGCGCGGGTAGCTGGGGGTTCCGGCGCGGCTCCGACGGGAAAGAGCGGGACAGCGGCGCCGGTGGACATTGACAAGATCAAGCCGGGAATGCCGGCTGAAGATCTCGCGCGGGTGCGGGAAGAAATCGCGCGCGTAGCTTCACAGGCATTGCGGGGCTTGTAAACAGCGAAAGCAAGGAAGAAGGAAGGAGAGGAACAAGAAGAAGGTATGCCAGCGATAACATCGGCAAATCTAGCGAATGCGATCGTCAAACTGGTAGCGGCGGATGCCCTCCCGGCTCTCATGGGGAACCTGGTGATGGGGAACCTAGTGAATCGCGATTTCGAACCGACACTGGCGCAAGCTGGGGATACGGTAAACGTGCCTATTCCCCCGACGCTTGTGGCGAATAACCTAGCAGAGGGCGGAACGGTACAAACACAAAATCCGAATGTGGGGAACGCGCAGATCGTACTGAACACCCATGCGGAGGCGACGTTTCAGATTCCGGACGTAACTAAGATTCTGGCTGTTCCGGATCTCTTGAAGTTGTACATGCAGCCGGCGCTTGTGGCTCTGGCGGAGAGGATTGAGGCGGATTTGCTAGGGCTGTACGCGCAATTCACGGCCAACGCTCCGGTGGGCACTGCTGGGACGGCGCTGACGGAGGATGTGGTGGATCGTGCTGAGACGGCGCTATTCCAAGCTAAGGTTCCGGCGAGCGCGCAGAAGTACTTGGTGGTAGATGGAACAGCCTACTCGCAGTTGCGGCAGATTCCGAGGTTCAGCGAATACCGGACAGCCGGGGAAGCGGGTCTGCGGACTTTGATCGACGGATCGATTGGA